GGATCGACTACCACGTTTTGGTGGTATCGCTATGGATGCTACAGGTAACGGTGAAACCATTGCAGAAAATACCGCTGAAAAATATGGCGCGCATATGGTGCATCAAATCAAATTAAGCCGAGCTTGGTATGGTTTGTGGACACCTAAACTGGTGACGGCTTTTGAAGAGGATATGATTGATTTACCAATCGATGCTGACTTGAAAAATGACTGTTCAGCAATCGAAGAAGTAGACGGTATTTACATGGTGTCTAAGGCGCGTGCCAAGGATATTAAAGACCCTGAACTTTATCGTCATGGTGACGGTGCTGTTGCAATGATTCTAGCTTGGTTTGCAAGTCTACACTTGGCAACAGCAATTGAATTTACTCCACTCCCGTCAAAAGAGGAAATGGAGTTAAGTGATGATTATGATGATTGGGCTGGCTCGATTGGTTGGTTTTGATCTTCTTTAGACTTCTCCCAGAAAATATGTGGGAAGTTTTCTCTGATTTCTGGAATATCAATTGAAGTTAATCTATTTGCATCAGGTATCCTTGCACCAAAAATGAACTGAATTTGTTCTTGGTTATGAATCTGTTTTGGATGCCAAAGAATAAATGCTTCTGCAGGGAGTTGTAAGTAAAACAGCCTTAACTCCTCAGAGTTATACATGAACTCATCATCGTTAAAAAGTTCATTCAATGCATTATTGACTATATCGTATACATGGTTGAGTTCTTCTGTGTTTGCCTCTGAAGCAGTCGGTTTTAAATAAGCAAGAACCCGTGGTTTACCATTAACACTGATATGAAAGATTGGAATTTCCCACCCCATATTATTTCTCCTAATTAGCTGGAAATGCTTCCGCCTGAATAATAAGTATTAAAAATATAATAATTCAAAACGAGGTGACGACTCTTGTTGGAGCAAGAATCGCCCCCTTTGGTAAAAGTGCTACCGCAGGCTTAGCCTCGTTACTGTGTACACAGTTATTGCAGGCTATCAAAAATGAAAAAGTTTTGCAGTAGGTGAAATAATGAAAACCAAGCCAATTGTTCCTTGGATGGGTGGTAAGCGTCGTCTGGTGTCGCAACTGATTGAAAAAATGCCAGAACACCAATGTTATGTAGAGTTATTTGCGGGTGGTGCAGCATTGTTCTTTATGCGTGAAGAACAGTCCAAAGTTGAAGTTATTAATGATTTAAACGGTGAACTGGTGAACTTGTATCGAGTAGTTCAACATCACCTTGAAGAGTTCGTCCGTCAATTTAAATGGGCGCTGGTCAGTCGCCAAATGTTTGAATGGCTTAAATCTGCCAGTGTTGAAATGATGACTGATATTCAACGTGCGGCTCGTTTCTATTATTTACAGCACACAGCATTTGGAGCCAAGGTGTCTAGTCAGAGCTTTGGTACAGCAACAACAGCCCGACCAGTCAATTTACTCCGCATAGAAGAACAATTGAGTGAAGCGCATTTGCGTCTCTCCGGAGTGACAGTTGAGCATTTAACATGGGATGCATGCCTACTGAAGTATGACCGTCCTCATAGTTTTATGTATGCTGATCCACCGTACTGGAAGTTGGCTGGCTATGGTGTTGGTTTTGGTCTTGATCAATATGAAAAGATGGCTGAGCTAATGAAGACCTGTGAAAGTAAAGTCATGCTCTCGATAAATGATCATGAAGACATGCGTGCCACTTTTGAGGGATTAAATATTTCCACCACAAAAATTAAATATTCAGTGGGCAATTCTGGCTCAGGTCGTGATGAAAAACAGGAACTCATCATCACCAATTACTGAAGCATGGCATTTATAGATTTATAAATCTTTATAAACGCTCTTTGCGGCATTTGTTTTGTATTTTGCTGCAATGATCCGTAAAACAGAAAAAGGCGCTTAAATCGCAAATGAGCGCATGAAATTGGGCGGAAGCATTTCCGCCTGATTTTAAACCTTTCAAAATTACACAATGGTGCAGAATCCTCAAACTGTATTTGCATCTATCATGGCTAAAAAAGACCGTTCCCCAAAAAAACAAGATCGTACTGCACTCGAAACAAATCAGACTGCTGAAATCGCTTGGCTGACTAATCAGGCCCAAGAACATCCTGTGGTTGGAATGACTCCACAGCAAATGTACCGCTTACTCACAGACGCAGAGCAAGGCAACTTGCAAGCTCAAGCTGATCTGTTCGCTGATATGGAAGAGCGTGATGGTCATATCTTCAGTGAGATGGATAAACGCAAGAAAGGCATTAACGGTCTGGACTGGGGTGTTAAACCACCAAAAAATGCATCTGAGCAAGAAAAGAAAATAGCTGAAGAAGTTCGTGAATGGATTGAGGACATTCAAGACCTTGAGATGTTTTTGTTTGATGCGATGGATGCTGTTGGTCACGGATACAGCTGTCAAGAAATCGAATGGCATCAAGTGGGCAATTTGTGGCTACCGAAAAGCTTTGAGCATCAGCTGGCACGTAATTTCATGACGCCATTCGATAAACCAAATGAGCTGCGCCTTAATGATGGTTCGCTAGATGGTGCAGAGTTTTGGGACTTTGGGTGGTTTATTCATCGTCATAAAGCAAAATCGGGATACATTGCTCGCTCAGGTTTGCACCGAATTTTGTGCTGGCCGTTTATCTTTAAGAATTATGGCATTCGTGACGTGATGCAGTTCCTTGAAGTTTACGGTCTGCCAATCCGCCTTGGTAAATATCCTTCAGGGGCAACCGATCAGGAAAAGATGACTTTGCTGCGTGCAGTTATGTCAATTGGTCGTAATGCTGGAGGTATTATCCCAGCAGGTATGAGCCTAGACTTTGAGTCAGCAGCTGACGGTGACACCAAGAATCACATGTCACTCATTGATTGGTGTGAAAAAACAGCTTCAAAAATTATTGTGGGTGGAACATTACTATCTCAGGCAGACGGTAAAACCAGTACGAATGCCCAATCAAATACACATGAAATCCAGTTTGAAAAGATTAAAAAGTCTGATGCTAAACAATTAGCAAGGTCATTAACAAATTATCTTATCAGCCCTTTGATGCGGCTGAACTATCCAAATGTTAAAGCTGACCGTTATCCGAGCTTTTTCTTTGATACATCTGACACTGAAGATATGGAGGTATTTGGTAATTCTCTTGAAAAATTGGTACGTGTTGGTATGAGAATCCCTGTGTCATGGCCTCATGAAAGACTTGGTATTCCACAGCCTGCCGATGACAAAGAACCAATCCTAACAATTCAAAATGGGCCTGTGCCTAATTTGGCAATGAACACCTACCAGCCACAATTGTTGGGTGGCATCATTGCTGCCAATTCAGCACAGCTCCCTATTGAAGAGCAAGCATTGCAATTGTTGCTAAAGGATCAAACCAATATTGCCCAAGACACGGTTGAGTCGTGGACCAAGCAACTATTGTCAAAAATTCAGTCAGGCAATGAAGAAGAGATACTTGCTATTTTGCAGGATGCCTATCCAGCCGATGACGAACCAGCATTACAGGAAAAACTGACACGCTTGATATTTGCCAGTGAAGTGTTGGGCCGTCTGAGTGTTCAAGCGGAGCAAAGCTAATGCCTACAGCACAACGGCCAGAGCTGAATGCTCTGTTTACTTTGCCACCTGAAGATGCCATTTCCTATTTAGAAAAGAAAGGCTTTAAGGTCGGTTGGGACTGGCATGAAACTCTTGATAATGCTCACAGCAAAGCATTTACTGTGGCAAAAGTTGCCCGTATGGATCTGCTTCAGGATATCCGTCAATCATTAATTACAGCTATGCAGCAAGGCCAATCGCTGGAACAATGGAAAGCCAGTATTACCCCAACTCTTCAGGACAAAGGCTGGTGGGGAAAGAAAGTTGTTGTTAACCCTGAAGGCCGTGAACAGGAAGTACAGCTTGGCAGCCCACGTCGATTGCGAATTATTTACCACACAAATATGCAGTCAGCATTTGCAGCTGGACGTTATAAAGCCATGCTTGCTGGCGCTGAAACGCGTCCCTATTGGGAGTATCGGCATATTACAATCAATAATCCACGTAAAGAGCATAAGGCTTGGGATGGGCGTATTTTAAGATACGATGATCCATTCTGGAGTGTGGCTTATCCACCATCTAAATTTGGATGTAATTGTCGAGTAACTGCCAGATCTGCCCGTGAAGTGGAAGGCAAAGAAATTTTAACTGGTGAAGGCCATGCCAGTACTATTACTGAAAAAATCGGTATAGATCGTAATACTGGCGCTGATGTGATTGCAAAACGGACTCAATTCAATATCCCAACTAAAGACGGCACACTGACATTTGCTCCAGCAGCTGGGTTCAATGGATCGCCAGCCACTAGTTACTTGATTGATAATGTTATGGCACAACGAGCAACAGATTTAATGGGTATGTCTAAAGGCTTGAAGCAAACTCAGGAACTATTGAATAACAGTGCACGTACAAAAATTCATGAAAAATTTATCCATCTAACTGAGCCTAAAAATGAAATCAGTATTATTGGTGCACTTCAAGCCAAGGAAGTCCAAGTACTCACACGCCAAGGCGTTCCGTTGGAATCTAAGCTTTTATTCTTAAGTGATGCGCTTATTGTCCACAAAGAATATTCAGGTATAGCGGTTAGTCGATTGATGGCCTTACCTCAATTACTTACTGAAGCTAAGCAAGTGTATTGGGATGCAAAAGAAGAAGTATTGTTTTATGTCCTTGAAAAGGATGTTGTTCAGTTTTCATTAAATAAAACAAATGGCTCTTTTATCATCTCTCAGGTGGTCCGTAAAAAAGACTGGCAATCTGAAGGTCTGGAGCTGATTCAATGACTATAGAGCTTGGTAATAGAGAATTAAGGACTCGTCTCACTCGCGTTGCTGAAGCAATGCTTGATACATCACCTTTAGGGCATTCAATTGCCAATAGCTTTTTGACTGTTACCGAGGACAACTTTGATTCTGAAGGTCGTCCAGCATGGGCTGGTTTAAGCCCAGTTACCTTGGCCCATCGTAAGTCAGGGAAAATGCTTTTTCAAACTGGTCAATTGCGTCGCAGCATTACCACACGTGTTTCAGACAATGAAGTTGAGATTGGGACCAATGATCCTAAAGCTCCGACTCAGCACTTTGGGGCTAAACAAGGTCAATATGGCAAGTCTTCAAGAAATGGGCCATTACCTTGGGGCAATATTCCTGCAAGACCATTTTTGCCAATGGATGGTGCTGGTAATTTACAACATGAGGCAGAGCTTGCTGTTTTTGACGATGTAGACCATTACTGGCATCAATTATTTAATTTCTAAAACTGGGCGGAAGTGTTTCCGCCTGATCTTTTTTCTCCCCACATTCTAATCTCATAACATCATTTAAAAAGTTGATGTTATGACCGATTCAATTCTTGTAGCTCAATGCTCATTCGATTTAACCGTACCGTCCGATCAAGCGGAATATTTGGTATTGGTTCCTGAAGGTGTTTTCCAAGGCCGTGATGGACGTCCTACAGATGCGCCTCATTGGATCCTTACACCAGAGCGTGGTCGTGAAATCGTTGCTGCTTTGAATCAACACAAGGTTGATATGGTCATCGACTACGAACACGCCACATTAAAAAGCCAGAGTACAGGTGAGCCTGCACCAGCTGCTGGCTGGTTGAAGTCTGCAAACTTCAGGTATATCGATGGAGTTGGAATATGTAGCACTAAATTTGAATGGCTTGATAAAGCAAAAGCCTTTATTGAGTCGGGTGAATACAAATATTTATCGCCTGTATTTTTCTACAACACACATGGCGAAATCCTAGCATTAATCAATGTCGCTTTAACAAACAACCCTGCATTAGATCAGTTGCCCGAAGCCAAGCTTGCTGCGGCAGCTCAGCAATTTTTTGCCCAAAACAATGATGAGGATTCAACAATGAATGAGTTTCTAAAGCTCATGCTTAAAAAACTGGGGCTGGCTGAAACCGCTTCAGAACAAGAAGTGTTGGCAGCTGCCAATAGTGTTTTAACTAAACTTGATGATGCTTTTGGTACTTCAACTGCTAATGATCAGACCTTATCGGCTGCTATTGATAAAGTCATTGAAGTCAAGGCAGCAGCAAACAGTCAGGCTGTTGTTGACCCAACAAAGTATGTACCAATCGCTGTATACCAAGAAGCTGTTGCAAAAGCTGTTACTGCTGAAGCCGCTCAAAATACAAAAGAGATTGATGACCTCATCCTTGCAGCTTGTAGTGATGGGCGTTTAACAGGCGATGTAACTATTAACTACTACAAAGAGCTGGCTAAAACTAATCCTGATGTTGCCAAAGCACAAATTGAAGGATTACCAAAAATTGCAGCTTTAACCCAAAAACAAACCACTACTCACCAACAAAGCCAGCCACACCAACAGCAGGTTTCTGCTGAAACCGTAGCTGTCGGTAATTTGATGGGTATTGACTGGAACGAGGCTAAATAATCATGGGTAGTATTTTAACTCAAGAAGAACGTCAAACCTTACGTCGTGAAGTCGGTTTGATTCATGTGCCAGTTAAAGCTGGTGCAAAAGTGGTGGCTGGGTTTATTGCTGCTGTTGATGCCACAGGTTTTGCAGTAACAGCAACTGCTGCAACAGGCCTGACTTATTTAGGCCGTTATGAAGATAGCGTTGATAACACAGATGGTGCCAGTGGTGATGTTTACGTTTTAGTACGTACTCACGATGCTTTCCTGTTTGCTAACAGTGCGACTGACCCTGTGACTCAGGCATCGTTTGGTAAGCCTTGCTATATCGAAAATAACGAAACAGTCGCCGAAACAGATGCTGGTGGAACATTGTCAGCAGCTGGTCGCGTGGTGGGTATTGATGAAAATGGAGTGTGGATCGAATGATTGTTAATGGCGCGAATGTAAATGCAATTTTTTTAAACTTGAGTAAAGCCTTTAACCTGACTTTTAATGATACTCAGGTTGAGTATCCTGAAATTGCAATGGTTATCCCTAGCAATGGTGCTTATCAAGACTACCGTTGGTTAAGTAACTTTCCTCAAATGAAAGAATGGGTTGGTAAAAAAAATATTGCCAAACTATCAGAATATGACTATGTCATTGCCAATAAAAATTATGAAGCAACGATTGAAGTGCTTCGTACTGATATTGAAGATGATCAAATTGGTATTTATAAGCCTCAAGCAGAATCAGCAGCATGGTCAGCAAAACAGCATCCTGACGAAATTGTTTTTGCTGCGGCAAATTCTGTATTTACTGCCAAGTGTTATGACGGTCAGCCGATGGTTTCAGCCAGTCATAAAGTTGGTAAAACTACCGTTAGTAATAAAGGAACCAAGAAACTTTCTATTGCCTCACAAGAAGCAGCTCGAGCCTCT